CACCTCTCTATTCGTCGGCAGCGTCAGATGTGTATAAGAGACAGATATATTATAGGTGATTAAATTGCTCTTTCCGTTCTAAAACGTTATGCGATTCTGCGGAGTCCAAAAACGAGAACAACGAAAAACAAAAAGAACAAAATGCAAAGTTTTGTGTTTGTTGTTGCGATCCTGAGCGAGCGGGAGTATTATTTATGCGTACACAACACATAAAGGAGATAACGCTATGAAAATGAAGCTGTTTGCAATCGCCCTCGCAATGTTCGCATCCTGTGCAATCGCCGCCGAAAACTCTGCTGGCAATCATGGCGTAAGCAACATTGAGAACCAGACAAAGATTTACCAAGGGACTGACGCCGGAAAAGAGCGTGCTGCATGGGCTGAAGGTCGAACTATTGAAAAAGGCCAATCGGTGCAATGCTCAGATCCAGCATTCCGGCGATTCGGTGTAGAAGATAACTGCTAATAAAAAGGGGCGCATATGCGCCCCTTTTGCTTATGAGATGCTTGAACTCCATGAGCCAGAACCTCGCGCAATTGTCATTGTCGGAGACCATAGCTCGTATCCTGTCATTCCGTTAACGCTTGCTGTAATGGTGGCTGTGACTGTCGAGCTTGTCACTCCCGTCACAGCGTGCTTGATTGGTGCGTACAAAACACCAGTTGTGCCAGCGTCAGCTCCGCTAAACCTGTACCTTCTTGAGTTACCAGCAATGTTAACAGTGAAGTCAATCCATCCAGACCTGTTAGTACCCATCACCTTAACAACTGCATCAACAATCACAGATTTTGCCCTTGCTGTGCCAGAGCTATCTGTAAATTTGATCGTTGTCGTGTACTTGCGCCCTGAGCTGTTACTGTCTGGTGCTACGTACACGTTTGCAACATCACCAATAAACGTATCGGCCTCAACCGTTCCCTTAAACTTACCGGACGTTGCGTTAATCGTGCCAGTAAAGCTACCTGCGGAAGCGTAAACCGTTCCTCGGAATGTTGCACTGTTAAACTCAGCCGCGCCACTCTTGAGGATTCTCCACCCCTTAGATCCTGAAACAAAGTCGTTCGACTTGATCTCATTACCAATCATGGCGTTAGTAATCGAACCGTTTTTCACTAACAGGCTGTTAATGTAAACGTTGTTCCCCTCAACCACAAAAGGAAGCTGGTAAGTCCCTCCCTGCCTAGACAGCACACCAAAGCGGTTTGCGTCAACCAAGAATTGAGATTTAATCTCACCCCCTGATTGGATTAACGAAAGTGATACGCCGGAGGTGTACTCGACGCCAGCGCGTTTAATCCCAAGCTTTAGCACGTACTGAGAGCCGATGGAGCCGTTATCAATCCAAGAGCTAAGCTTTTGGGTGATGGCTGATTCAGCGTTACCAACGCGCGTTGAAAGCGCTGTGTCAGCCTGTGCTCTTGCTTGAGTCTCGTTCGCGATAGCCCGATCTAATCTCGTAACGTTTGAGGATAAATCCTGCTTAACGCCATTGATCTGCCCTGTTAACTTCGAATCAAGAGAACTAACAGCCTGTGTGCGCGCGTCTTTCTCGCTCGCGATTGCCTGGTCAACCCTGGTAATGCTGGATGTAAGCTCACTCCTGACACCGTTGACTTGTCCGGTAAACTTCGCGTCAAGATTCTTGATGTCGTTCGCTCGCGCTTCACTCTCTTTCGAGATTGCATTTTGCGCGCTCGTCACGTTAGCATTGGTCTTATTCAACTCACCTTTCACTCCGTCGATTGAGTCGTTGACCTTCACGATCTCTCCAGTGAATTCAGACTTAACCTGATTTACCTGCTGCGCTCGTGATTCGCTTTCGTTCGAGATCAATTTCTTGACTTCGGTAATGTTTGAAGTAATACCCTCGTCGAACTCAGTTCTCAGTACGTCAACCGCCTCAATCCTCGCCTCTGTCTCGTTCGCGATCAGCTCCAATGCTTGACCATGTTCGGCCTTGCGCTTTCCGTTTTCTACCCTTGTCCACTTAATGTTGGCGTCAATCGCCAGCGCGTTATCAATGTCAGCTTGCGCCTGCGCCTTGATTTGACCTGCGATTTCCTGAACCTTCTGCGCAGTATCAACGGCGTTTTCTTTCAGATCGGTGAAGTCGAGAGACTCCAGGATATCATCAAGAATATCGCCTAAAATTTCATCAACATTTGTTGAGGACATGCCGCGCACAAAATCAGTCCACGGAGAAACGTTACCGATACGGTCAACGGTTCGCGCGCGATACCAGTTGATATATCCAGGGTTTAACGTTGCGTGCCAGTATTCCATTTGTGGATAAGGAACGAGAGTTAACAGTGTTGCCTGGTCTTCTCCAGGGTGGCTATCAACATCCGGAGCTTGCTGCAACTCAACATATGCCGTGTCACCGCTCCCCTCCGGCAAGCCCCATTTAACGCGAATCCCGAAAATCTGATCGTCAGAGGCGGTCATGTTAATAGGTGCTTTTGGCTCGCCAACTTTACCCGTCAGGGATTTGGATACAACTTTAGACCACGGAGACGCGCTACCAACAGAGGAAATAGCGCGCACTCGGACGTGATAGTTTCCGGCGTAGATACCTTCAACCTCAACCTCTTTGTTTGCAGTCTGCGGAATGTTGATCCAGTTCCCGTTATCCTTGCGCCATTGCACTTCATACAGGCTCGCATAATCAACCTTGTCCCAGCTCACAATCATGGTCTCAACGCTCACACCCTGAACCACGCGAGACTCGGAAGAAAGCTTGACGTTTTGCGGCGCTGGCAATACTTCCGGCTGCACGATGCTTGTCGGGCGGTCGTCGATGTTTACTCCGTAATCAATCTCGTCGTATTTGTTCGGATCGTACTCTACAGCCGTGATGGAGTATGTAAACTGCTCCTCGTCGTCGCCGCGAGTGATGCCCGTCACAACGTACTGCTGCAAAGCAATGTCTGTGCGGTCGATTGCAAATACGGTGTTTGGCTGCACTTCGAAACCAAATCCCACGTTTAACTCAAGCGTTTTGCCGTCTGCGCTAACTCGTGAAATGGTGCGCTTAACTGGCTTTCCGTCCGGCTTGTTGATCATGATGAAATCACCCGCGCGAGCGTCAACCCTAAACGGGAGGAACACTTGCAAGCCGGAAACCTCCATGACACGCCCCGACAGATTGAGCGTCAAAGCACTGCTGTAGAAGTTGTCAGCGATTGCCACCACGTCACCGATAGACGGGATCATACCTTCCATGCCAGTAGCAAAGTTAACCGTAGTGCTGCGCAAGTTGGTTTTGAGAATCCAGCGCCCTCGGCGGTTTGCTTCGCTGCGTCGTGTGCACCCTATTGCTGTGATGCTCGTCGGATTAAACCCGAATCGCGCCGCCGCTTCTGGCTCAAAAACACCCTCCACGTCCTGCGAGTACATGTTTTGCTCGTCGTCGAAAGTGACGTTGCACTGCGTGTACATGCTTTTCTCGCTTGCAAACGTGTAGCTGAAATCGCCGTTAACCACGTTGTCATTTGTGAAGATGTAAGACGGATCGCGCGGCCTGTCCACGACAATAGAAAGGCTTTCGCCGTTCCAAAAACTCATACCACGGAAGATTGAGCAAATATCACGGATAAGCTGATACGCTTCAATCTGGCTCTGGATAACAACGTCGCACAGATAGCGAGGCTCTAAACCGCCCTTGCCGTCTGGAACCATCTGATCGCAGAATTGCGCGGCCTGGTAGATGCTCCACTTGTCAAGCTCAATTCCCAATTCGCGTTGGTCGAGTCCGTATCGCTGATTGGTGATCAGGTCGTACAGAACCCATGCAGGGTTATTCGACCACGCCTTTTTGAATGTGCCATTCCAGGATCCGTTGTATTCGCGCGTTTCCGGATCGTAGTTGCTCGGAACATTAAGGAGCTTCCATCTTTTCTTCACAGCGATGTTTGGGATCTGATTTGAGAAAAGCTCTGAGTCGAACTCAACGTAAACTAAACCAGTCAGCGGATAACGAAACTTCGCGTCGATAACTTCCGCATAGCTCTGCAACCGGATTTTGTCAACAACGTTTGTTGTCGTGCTGTCAGGCGTAACACGGCGAACACGCAAAAGAACCTGCTGATCGAATTTTGGCAAGTCAATTCGACGGCTGCGGTCGTAGCCGCTCGTTGTTTTACCGCTAATCGTATCAGTCAGCACGGTTTCATACGCGCCACCATCGACAGCCATATCAACGGCATATTGAACCGAGACGCCCACCTTGTCGCCATTGCTCTCAACCTTGATCCCCTGCGGCATAAGCATACGAACGCGAATCGCGGAGAGGTTGTTATTGGTTACTGATATGGTGTACGGATTATCAGCCGTAATTTCTCGCTGTAGAGTCACCTCGCTTGATGTATCGGTAAAACCCTGGATGTAATCTTGCGTCTGAGTGCCAGGCCGAAACTCTGCGGTTACACCCTCAAAGTTTTTCGTTCCGTCTGCGTTTTCAACCGGAACGTTGTCAAGATACAGATTCTTGAGGGAAAACTCAGGGTCGCACTCACCATCTGATACAGCCAGCAGGATTTTAATCTTGTTGATGGAGATCAGGTTATCTGCCATCTCTTTTGGGGTGTAGGGCTTTGAGGAGCCACCCTTACTTCCCGTTATCACATTTTTAGTCATGACTTTTAACCTTTTGTGCTGTTTATCGGTTTAGCTATTATACGGACACAAAAAACCCCGCGCAAGGCGGGGTGAGATTAAACTTTATCCTCTGCGTAACTGCCCGATGACCAGATAGCTCCTCCAACTGTTCGATACCCATACGGGAGCGGGATTGGGTTTCCTGCTGCCGTGGTGTTTACCGCTCCTCCGAACGCATATGACGGTTTGTTTTCTGTGCTCTTGATCTCCATCATTGAGCCGCCTCGCTGCGGTGAAATCATCTGCATGACACCACCCAACACCATAGCTCCGCCCATCATAAACGCTGAGGATGCAAGCGTGCCCATTGCAGCCAGTGAAGCGCCGCCAGTGAAGAACGCCGTAGCCATGATAGCCGCGCCCAAAGCAACCTGGAACAACCCTCCAGATTTTGAGCCTGTAGGGATCGGGATAATGCGAACCTCGCGAGCGCACTTCCATGATTCTTCGTCATGCTGCCCCACATTTTTACCGTCAACAAAGATCGCGTAATGCATACGTGAACCAACTTCACTTTGCATATAGTCTTTAAAGCCCTCCACAGTCGCAGAGAGCGCGCGAATTGCTTCTGGGTATGATTTCACTGCTAGCTCATGAAAAACGCCAAATCGACGCCCTAGAGAGCCGGAAAGCTTGATTGTTTTCAATGTCTCAATCATTACGGTAGCTCCTTATGTCTGCACACCATAACGGTATGCTCTTGATACCATCCAGGATAAAGATCTGTGCGCGACAACTTACCGAAAGCGTGATGCAAGATCTGATTGTTGCCTACGTAAATTCCTGCGTGGTTCCATACTGGCGCTTGCAGTTGCATGATTATCATGTCGCCAGGTTGAGGCTCTTTTCCAGTTGGTAAAAAGCCCTCTTTCAGATAGTTCTCCTGGTACAAGTTTTCGCCGTGCTCCGGCTTCCACCATTCGTAAGGCTTGCGGAAGTCATTCAAGATCACGCCCTGCTCTTTATGCCAGGCCATAATCAGCCCCCAACAATCATACGAACCCAAAGCCCACGGGCGACCAATCAGAGGACGCGTTGCAGGTTCGACCATGCGCATATCACCTTCCGGCAATGAAACGATAACCCACGTCACGCCCATTTCGTCACACATGCATGTGTCGTGAGCGCTCGGTAGTGTGGTTGCGCCGTCGCCTGTGTGAGAGTGAACCACGGCGATTAATTCGCCTGAGTCGATAGCCTCAGCATACTGGATCGGATCCATAGCGAAATGCTTTTCCGGCTCGTCGTGAATGTTGTCGATGCGGTGATAACGCTGGACGCGCGATTTCTGAGTGACAACCCCGCAACACTCTGCGGGGTAGACGTCTTGCGCGTGGCGCATGATTTCCAGTTTAATTTTTGCGCTAATCATTGATATCTCCTGTTAAGCGATGCGACAGCACAGCCGCCGAAATCCAATTCCTGATCCACTCCGAACCTGATTTTGCAAGCCGTTGGAGTACCTGCGCAATAATCCAGGCTCGGATCTGTTACTGGGTTATTGTCCTTGTCAAACATTCGCGATCCATTATAGCCGCAACCTTTGCCGGAACGATACCAGCCCCTTTGCGCCCAATAGCAAACGCTCTGAGATACTCGCGGCGGGATCATGATTCCATCCATATCATATGGCGACGTTAAATCAAAACGGGCTACCGAATTATTGCAGAAATTCGGGCGCTCCACGTAGTAGATCAGCTTTCGATAAGCACCGTCTTTCACGCTGCCGTCGCTCTGCATTAGCTCGCGAGCCGTGATCCAGATAGTCACCCTGGCTTGCATCATGCCGTTATAGGATCGGATTAGCGCCGATACGTGGCTATCGATATTCGACAGGATCAGCTGAGGCTTTCCGGCCTTGCCGTTACTGGTGAAACTGATTCCAGTGATCCCGAACGGTCGCGCGCCGTATCGTTTACCCTGGAACACGATTTCCTTTGGCGGTAACGTGCCATTTTTGACGGCTTGCATTATTTCTTCCGGCGAGTATTGCACGTTCTCGTTGTGAAAGCGGTAGACCTGAGCACCGAATTTCGTTCCGTCAACCTCCACCAGCGTGACGATCTCGCCAGGGTAGAGGCTTTGCAAACAGTTCTCAAACTCTTCTTTACCTGTAGCCATTATTAGACCTCCTTTATGATGATTGCATATTGTATCAGAATAAAAAAAGCCGCGCGAGGCGGCTTTGTGTTACGTCATGCTGCTGAATTGCTCCGTAAAAGTCGCGCTCACTTCCTGAACGGTTGAGGAGAGAGGGTTAGATCCGATTGATCCAGATTTAACCCTGAATAACCCCATGTCACCCTGCGGAGTAACCCAGGCAAACGGCTTGATAACATGCGCCCTGAGAAATGCGATCACCTCCTTGTAATCACGCCCACCGTAGACGATCTGATAATCTCGCCGAAATGTGTTGAATCCAGAGGATGCAACCTGAGTGTAACCGTTGCCAAAAACAACCTCTCGCGTTGTATCGGTTGAGGTAAGGGAGCCTCCGCCCCCTTGAATTTGCGTACACCATTCAAAAACGTCCAACTTAGCCATTCGCAGTCCTCGCCATAACGAACTCGAATACCTCGCCGCCCTGAGTACAGGACTCCTTGAGCATATTCGAAACAATCATCTTAACGCCCGTTTCCATGCCTTTAGGGTCGTTCCCGTTGTTAATGTTAACCTCGATCCCGCTGATTGCAAAGCTCGGTGCGCCGCCGCTAACTGTGCCGCCGCTGTAACCAGATCCGCCAACGCTGCCGCCGTTCGCGTAACCGCGCATAAGTCGGTACAGGTTTTTAGCCCCGATTCGCTGCGTGGCCTCTTTGGTGAACACGAATTCACCTTTGTGAACGATGCCAGCCGGATCATACTTCGCGCCGTCGCCAGTGTAACCGCCGCCAGAGAATCCCTTCATCAGTGATCCCATCGTCCAGGTTTTTCCGCCAGACATTCCTGAGATGGCGTTGAAGATAACCATCTTTGCAATCATCTGAACAATCATTTTGATGATGCTACTTGCAAAGTCTTTAAAGCTGGCTTTGCCCGTGGTTAAAAAATCAGTCATGAGATCGGATAAACCATTCAGACCAGCGGAGGCAATCGCTCCAACATTGTCGTACATGTTAGTTGCTTCCGCTCCGTATTCAGCGAACGCATTTTTAGCGCCAGCCAACCAATCCCCTTGCAACTCGTCTTGCTTATCGTAAAAAGCTTGTTGTTTTGCCAGCATATCTTGCAAAGTCTGATCATCTTCTCCGCCGCCTTTGGCCTTGTAATCATCCTTAATTTTCTGCAATTCAAGCGCTCGCCTGATCTGCTCGTCTGTCATGCCTTTTTGCTTGAGAGTCAATTCTTTAATCGCCGCGCTGGTCTGACGAATGAAATCGACAGAATTTTGTTCAAGCTTGTTTTTTCGCTCCTGAATCAAAATTTGATCGCCTAACTCGGCTTTTTGTTTCGACAACTCCAACACGCTTTGCTGTTCGGCAAGTAACTTTTTCTCCGCCGCTGTTAGGCCGCGTTTGCTCTGCGCCTCCTGCAAGATCTTGATCTGCTTCTCTGTGCTCATTAAAGAAAGTCGCTGCCGTGAAATAACATCATTAACGGTGCGGTGTTCTTTAAGTATTTCTAATTGAGCCTTTAAAACATAAACCTCTTTGTCGAGCTGCTCCGTGGGGCTTTTAGTTATTGCTCCGGTTTTCTTGCTCTGCTTGTCTTTCTGTTTCTTTAGCTCCTCGATCTCCTTTTTCTTTGCATCAATCAAGTATGTCGCTTGCTCTACAGCCTGTTTGTCACCGGAAAGTTGAGCCTTATTAAGTTGCTTGCGCAACTCCAAAAGCTCTTTTTCAGCACCAGCAACCTTGTTAGTCCGGTAAAACTGTTCTTCGATAGCTGCGTTGTTTTTCGCGATCTCAAGCTGAACCTGTTTATACCCCTCCTGGCTGCGCTTGATAAAACTATCAATCTGATTTTGGTATCTCACGTTAGGATCGATTGCGCCACCAAGCGCAACGCTTTGCTGACCCTGGCTTGCCGCCGTGTAATACTCCTTGACCTCTTTTGCCGCATCAGTCCACCGATCACTAATTCCAGCGATCCGCAACTTGTGCTCCTCAATGATTCCATTAATGGCTGTGAAATCAGATTCGCGCTTATACTCGTTAACTTTGCGCTTTGCTTCGTCGTAACTGAACCCAACCTCAATCAGCTTTTGGATTGACTCGCTAGCGCCGTCCTTCGTGCTGATAAATGCCTTTGTGACCTCCTCAGACGTTTGGTTTGACGCCTCAGCAATGGCCTTGATGTTAATGGCCAACTTCTCCACTGAGTCGCCAGTTATCCCAAGTCCTGATTGGATTTCCTCCCTGATTTTCTCCATCTCAGATCTTGCTTTAATCACCGAGTAGGCAAGAGTACCAAGAACGCCAGCAGTAGCGGCAAGTCCGACATTTAGAGGGGTGATAAACGTAGCAAGCGCCTTAAACATCGGAATAATCCCACCGAATGAGTCCTTGATTTGCCCGCCCTGCTGAATTGCAACCAACCAGATAGGCATGCCGGATGCAAGGGAAGTTGTCACGTCAGTGATCTGAGCCGGAAGCATTCGCATCGCCTGGCGATACTGCCCAATTGAGATCCCAAGCTTAGAAACTTCCTGCTCCTGCGCTCGCAACTGCGCAACGAATGGAGCCGCCTGTGCCGTTACACCCAATTGCGCCGCTTTCATTTCCACCAGTTCGGATTTAGTCTTGCCAGCCGCCGCCGCTTGCTGTTCAAGCGCCGCAATGAATTTTTGCGCCTCTGCCGCCGCTCTTGCTTTCTTCTTCGACTCCTCCAGTGCCGCGCGCCCTTCCTCTGTCAACGCCTTGCGGTTTATTGCAAGCTTGTTGCTTTGCGTTTCGATCATTTCGCTTAAGCGGAAAAATGACTCGTCAGGAACGACGCCTTTTTTCCACAAAGCATCAAGATCTCCAGCCGCCTTGCGCAACCTGTCCATTTTTGCAGCAGTCGGATCAATCACATTCTGGATTGATTGAAACTCCTTTCGCTGCCTTGAAAGCTCCTGAGCAAGCTGTTTCGCTTTCTCGCGTGCAACCTGCTCCTCATTTACGAACGATTCAACCGCACCAGCGGCGTCATGGTTCGCCTCTTTGAATTGTCGCAGTGATTTGATCGCGTTATTTAGTTGCGATACATCAACCCCCAACGATAGTCCAGCATATTGTTCGGACATTTCTATACCTCCGATATGAAAAAAGCGCCCGTAGGCGCTTTGTTATTTGCTCGCGTGCATCATTTCAAGCGCTTTGCTTTCCATCACTCGCAAGTCGTTCAATGCCATTTCTTCATCGTCTATTTTATAGATTTTGAACAACATAGGCAAAACATTGTAATCAAGTCCGTAAGCACCAGCGCCGCTAGATCTCCATTGGGTTTGCATTGCGCAGAAGATATCCCATGACTGATTCATTTCTTCATCAAAGATAACCTCCGGCGGCTCCTCACCCTCATAGTCTGCGCGGGTTAAACCTACGGCCTCAAGCTCTGCATCTGTGGGCGGCTTCTGGTAGTACAGATAGACCGCCCGTTTCAGTTTTTTACGCGCTGTCCCGCCAATGCTGAGAGATATGAGCCAGTAAGCGCCAGCGCCGCGCCAGGGTACAGGCTCACCAGTTCGGCGGCGTTTTCCGCATTAAATTCTTCCTCCAGGTTCCAACCCGTCGCCAACTTCATGATGAAATCGGAATCGCTCACAACGTCGGACGATTCATACAGCGCTTGCACTTCCTTCGCCTTGATATGTCGCACGGTAAACACGATCTCGCCCTGCTCGCCGTCCGGCATGTTGAAGGTAACTGGAAGTTTAAAGTCTGGCAGTGGTTTGAGTGTGATTTTCATTTTAGCCATGAGTGTTTCTCCTGTGATAGCACTTTTTGTCAAAAGTGAGTCTGTTTGATTTGGTAGGATGATTTTACAGAAATAAAAAACGGGGCGCAACGCCCCGCTTTGATTATGCCGACTGATCTGACGGAAGGAAGGTAAAGCGACCTTTCAGGGAGCAAGAGAGGGAAACGGTTTCCATCTCGTTAACTGCGGTCTGCGGGATTTCGTTGAAGGCCAGAACACCAGCCCACATGCGAATCTCTTTTGCTTTCGGGACGTACATGCGCATAGCTTTCACGTCGCCTGATTCATCGGCTTTTCGCAGAACCGGATAGATTGCGTTGTCGTATTCGTGCGCAAATGTATAGGTCATGGAAACCGCGCTCTTATACGTTGGGATCTGCTGTTCCTGATCGTCGGACAAGCACTGGAAGGTGAAAAACTGCTGCTCGCCGCCGTCCTGTGCAAGATCCTGAACGCAAGGAATTTCCATCCAGCTTTCAATCTTCACAAGTGAAGCGGTAGCGCCAGCAGGGAACACGTTGGTGTCGCTCGTGTCGATACCTTCCAGCGTTACTTTCAGAGCGTCAACACTCTTGACGCGCAGAACGCGATCAATCAGTTTACCCCACGTTGAGGCAGTAACGATCACGATGTCGCCTTTCTCTACCCCGTCAGCACTCGCAACTGTAAATACAGGATCTTTCCCGTTGGTGATCGCGGTTGCTTCAATAACGGTGCTTGAGCGGGTGTTCTCAACAAAGATCTGGGATCCGTTTGGTAGATGCATAATTAATTACCTCTCTTGTGGTCAAGTCTAACTGTGAAACGCACCGGAATCATCCAGCCTGTTTCTGATTTCTGAACGGGGCGAACTTCTGCACCCTCACTGATATAGCCAGTATTCAGCATTTTACCATCTTCAAAGAATTCAGCAATATCTTTCGCCAGCCGTCTAGCCTTATCGGTTCCGGTGCCAGGCGGCATGATGACGTTCACCTGAACCATTCCCATATAAACGCGACACTTTCGATCCAGAGAGATATATTCGCTATCAACCTCGCGGTAATGGAAAGCGAGCCAGATTGAGCCGTCTCCTGGTGGCGTAAAATTCACGTTCTCGTATGCGATCTGGTACTGATTTTCGTACTGCTCCGCGAGCGCCATGCGCGCCGCCAACATTAACTCATAGTGCATGTTTTGCCCTCGACTCTCTGATCGCCTCCGCCATGAATGAGCGCAAGCGTATTGCCACAATACCAACAACACCAGCGGGGGCCTGTTTTGAATGCCCGTATTCCAGAGCGTTGGCGTAAATCAACATGTTAGAAAAATGGATAGAGCGAACAGCGCCGCCGCCGCGCATGATTGCGTGTATAGCTCGCTTGCCCTCAGCAATGGTTTTGTTGCCGTCTTTGTCGTATTGGTTGAGGGCATGCAGAGGTGGATTATTTGCTGTTACTTGCCAGTTTCCGCGAAACCGCCCCGTATCAACGGGCGAGCCTTTTACAAGTGCGGTCTGAACTTTACCAGCAAAAATCTCTACACAATCAACAAGCCCGTCTCCGGCTGCATCAATCCATTTGTCAATGCTCGCTTCGAATTGCCTGATTGAGTAGTTAGCCATGCACTGCAACCCTTCTCAAAATCGGGCGATATGCCACAGTCTGCCCCGTTGGTCTGATTGGTCGAGCTTCAACGACAACATAGCGCTCACCGTCCACGTCAACAAAGTTTCCGTTTCGGATCTCAACGTCAGCATTGAAAACTCCCAATTTATCAGTAACTCGAATGGTTTCACCGTCAACCTCTCGAACGCGAGGCGCTCGGATTAGCCCCTTGATTTCGGTTGACTCCTCCGGCCTTTCAACCTCAACGCCGCCTACAATCTCGACGCCACCGCCGCCAGTGATTAGCTTGAATGTGCCGTTGCTATCACTGAAAAATGCGATTCCGGCCTTTGCCATGTTTGCTATTTCTGCATAATTCATCAACAAATCCTCCGCCGCTTAAGTCCTGTCACAAGTCCGAACCCGCCGCCCTTCTTGCGGTTTAGCGTTTCAAACATCTTCCCCCACGGCGTCTGTCTGAGTTCCTTGCCGGAAGTGTCAGCAGATACGCGATCAAACGTCTGCGAAAATTCACCGATCAGAGAGAATGATGCGGTACGCTGGGAATAACTCTGTACGCTTTCGCCTTGCTGCTTCATCGCTCCGTCCAGCGTCATGAGGTGCAAAGCGTACAGCGCAACGGCTCGCGGATATGACTCTTTGAATCGCTTCTCGCAAACGAATTCTTTCGCCAGGTCAACCCAACCCTCAAGCAAGAACGGATCGACATTCTGCATTGGTGGTGCTAGCTGGTAAAGAATGTTCATAATTTGCTCATTCATATTAATTTTCTCCAGATGTGACAAAGGGCGCATTAAGCGCCCCAGGTATTAAAATTCGCCGCCGTCCTCCAGCTCTTTGCGGCTCTTACCCGCGCGCGGGTCTTTCTTTTCGTCTTTTTTGGCTCGTTCGATCACTGCGTTTGTTGCATCAACATCGTTTTTGATAATCAGATCACCGCGTGAAATGAGGTGCTCAACGCCTTTGTTTTCCAGTTCTGACTCTGCGATTTCTAATTCATCACCAGGAAGGTGGCGATCACCTTTGAAGTAGATAGAGCACAGACCAACATTAACCAGAGTCACTTTCTTTTCTTTTGCCATTTTTTGATCTCCATAAATAAAAAAGGGAACCTCGTAAGAGGCTCCCATGATATTACACGCCAGTGATTAATACAATAGTCAGAGGGCGATAAATTGTCAGGCCAGTGCATTTAGAGGTGCAAGGCACTTTGAAATGAAGGTCTTTCGGCTGCGCAGGAAGCATATTGAATGCCTCTGGAATTTCGATAGACATATTCATTGGGTCTTTTTCGTAGACCAGAACGCCTTTCTTTCCAGTGCCGTCAATATCTTCAAGCTCTGCGATTGCTTCGATGGTGATTCCACCATTCTGCTTCATGAAGTAATCCAGATAGCTTTCAACGGTTTCCGGCATGCGAACCATCAGAACTTTACGCACAGACGGCGGGATCAGGATGTGGGTGGCTCGGTGCTGCCCGTCAGTCTGAGTTTCCAGCGCTTCGATTGCGTCAGTCAGATCGTTGTAAGCGTCCTCGGCATTTTTCTCTTTGGTGATGCTATCAAACCACTGCTTAGCCGCAACGATTTTGGTGATGTTCGGGTGATCAAACACGCTCAGAATTTTGTGCGGCTTGGAACCTTTAAACACCAGAGTGTTGACAAGGTGGTCATGTGCGCTCTGCGCTGCGTTGGCTTTGCGGTTGCTCAGGCTCTTACCAGTGCGCTGACCTGCTTTGATCTCGTCAATGGAAATCAGGAACGCATTACCCAGACGGAACACTTTGCCGAACTCGGTAGACATCAGAGCGTCTACAGTTGGCAGGTCGTCGGTGTAGTCTGCGATGATTTTCGCATAGCCAACTTTATCAAAAGTCTGGTATTCGAAAGTTTTGTCCGTGTCACTCAGTTCATTGGTAACAGGGAACACACGCAGAGCTGAGCCAGCAGGGTACTCTTTTTCGTAAGCGGCGGAGCGGATCTTGTGAAGCTCCTGCGCAGTCCAGATACCCATGTCGGTAGCGTCAGCCTTCACGCCCTGCATTTGCAGGTGAGAAGTTACAACGCTGGCGTCGAATTCGTCATATTTCTTTTTAGTCATGCTAATTTCTCCTTTTTGGGGACTGTTAAATCAACAGCCCCAATGATAGCACTTTTTGTTAAACGTGCAACAGGTTTTTGTGTTATGCGGCTGTGATTAGCTTTCCTGATCTCTTCACGTTTACTCCGACAAGATTAAATTGATTGTCGTACTTGATGAAGTCACCAGTAAACTCCCAACCATCAACAACATACTCTCCGGCGTCGCTGATAAAACCATCACTCAAGACAGAAACCTTAGAGCCGAACTCTGGACGGAAAACGATCTCCTCAGATAAAACCCAAACTTTGCCGCGAGTGACAACGTTCACCGGATCACCTGATCGGTACACCATATAGCCCGTTTGTTCATCAATGTTTAGACATTCGTTAGTTCTCAATGCAATCCCAACCGCTACCGCTCCGGCGGTGTCGTTGAAATCATCCGATAGCATTTTGTAAGCTCCATCGAATCCGGCAAAACATACAGCCTTACCAATCAGGATTGAATCCGGCTTACAAACCCCAGTTCCGTCTATGTTGTATCTCGTGGAATCGACCAAACACCCTGGTTCGGTCACTCCACACAACACGCCGTAATCACTCATAACATCTCTCCCATGCAAATAAAAAAGGCACTCCGTAGAGTGCCTTATTGTAACGTGGCATTAAGCGCCGAACAACTTCACCTCAACCAGCTTGAGATCCTGGAATTCAGTGAAATCACCAGTTGCAACCCACTTGGTTTCGACCGTGCCGTTAACGGTATCAACCTCGCCGTTTTCAGTCAGCTTGATCGCTGTTTGGTAAGCTGGCGCGGTTTCATCTTTTGCAACCATCCAAACGCGCCCCTCAGTCATGACGTTGATGCCGCCGCCAGCCTCGTAAATCATGCGACCGTTTGCGGAAGTGGTCTGGAAGTGGGAGCGAATCGCCACGCCGTATGCACTACCATCGGACGCCATAGGCTTGATAAGCTTGTTACCCATAGCGTCAACGCCGCCATGCTGAACAGCAACACCAACCAGAACATTAACGTCGCCGTCCAGAACACAAGCGCCGTCGATGTTGTATGCGGAAGTGTCAGCAACCTGGCCAGGCAGGGCGCGGGACATTTCAACGCGATATGATGCAGAAATAGCCATGTTATTTTCTCCTTATTTCAGTTTATTGAGTCGAGCGGAAGGATTCAGCGCTTTATCTTCGCCGTCCTGCTTGTCGTTCTTTTCTGCGTCGCCTTTTACTGCTTTACGCTGTGCCGCCATTTTATCAGAATCTTTAGCCAGATCAAAGGCAACATCAATGTAGGCGTCTGCTTTGGCTGAAATATCAGCGCCAGTGACCTCTTTTACGAAAGCAACTTTGATTGCTTTTGCATCCAGGCCGTCAGTTTTCACGCCAGCTTCATCAGCAACTTTGACCAGTTCGGCGTGCGCCTCTGCATCTGCTTTCGCCTGTTTTACGGCTTCTTCAATCTGCGCTGGAATGCCGTCAACTTTTGCTTTCAGCGCGTCTCGCTCTGCTTCCAGCCCGTCAGCTTTTGCGGTTGCTGCGTCTGCGTCAGCTTTGATCTTGTTGATGTGCTCCGCTACTTCCTTCGGTACGTCGAATTCAACAGCGCCGTCGAGTTTGATTTTTACAGTCATGCTTTCATCCTCTTTGTTTGAAAATTCCTCGTCATGATACGGGAATTCCTGCTCGCTATCAAGATTTAATTTAGCGATACCAGCGCGACCTTTGAATACCATGGCGATATGGTTCACGATGATATTCGTCTGAACCGCATCGAATCGCACCCAATCATCTGAGTCAGCTTTCCAGCCCTCCGGCATATCTTCATCAAAGAAATATTCACCAGTGGAATTGTTACCCCAACCTGGCTTATCAATATCAACGGAGGTGTAACCAACTGACAACTCTGCCGCCTGTTTTGCTTTCGCGCTCTGAATGGCTCGCTTGTCGTAAATGCTTAACGGAACCTCAACCCCGATCCCTTTTGGCACACCAGCGCCAGCGCACGCGCCAACAACAACCTCTTTTGCATTCTCCGGCGTCACCGTTACGTGACCGATTGTGATCGGCTTGCCGGAAAACGTTTCGAGTGAGTCAGCCTTGAAAACCTCAGAGGCGGGGCGGAATTCTCGCCGCTCGCCGTATGGTGTCTGATACACCTGCAAGCCAATGCGCGCAACGATTGGACGGTCAACTAAAAAACCGTTCTCGTCAATCTTCGCTTTCACCTGCACGCTATCAAATCGTTGTACCTTTTTCATTCAATTCTCCTCTACCATTTTGGAATCGCCCAGCATCGGCAACCGTATTCCTCACCAGGGAACGGGTGAATGTCGTTTAAGTCGATCTCTTTTCCCTCCCATCGCAAGTGTTTGAGTCGCTCGCGCTCGTCCAGCATACCATGCCAGTAATAAGAATTCACCCCCGCGTCATAAAGTCGCTGGCGCATCAGGCGACTATTCCACGATCCCACAATTCCGGTTGCACGGTTGCCAGCCCAGGACGAGTAAACAGCAAAACGGCGCTCCGCGATCTCGTTTACCTGCTCAGAATTCTTTCCGGTGAAGTTGGCTTGTCGGACGCTTGCAGCCCAATCCTGGATGATGTTAGTAAAAAGCTTATCGAAAGAGTCGGCGCTCATTGTGTGCCATTCTCCATAAATCTTTTGATACCAGCTTTCTCCCTGATTGGCTCCAACTGCGATCAGCAAGATAACAGTTGGATTCGCTGCGCCTCCGGTTGATTTTGCAACGCTGATAAACTGCTTTGCGTTGAACTTATAAACGGTAGCGGCTAGCGCCGGAAGCAGACCAATCAGAGAGAGCGCAAGCTCTTTGGCAAAGTCTTTGATCTCCTGCTCTGCTGTGCTGATTTCCTGATCCGTTGCGTCAAACTTCATTGAGCGTGTTTTACTGCGCATGAATACAACCAGATCTCTGACAGCCTCCCGAATGGAGCGGGATAAACCCCGCTCGCTCGCTTCGGGAAAGCGCCATTGCTTAACAACGCCTTTCACTTTCATTATTCATTCTCCGTGCCTGGTTCCGGCTCCGCTTCCGTCTCCGCTTCCGGTTTCGGTAGCTCAATCTTGTTTGTGTCTTTCAACTTGAGGATTGAGGAGGAAAGGGATCGCAGAGTGTCGCGCGCCTCCTCGCTGTCAATGACCTGATCCTGCACCAGCTTAGTGACTGAATCAACGTTTTTGTTTAACACTTCAGCCTGATCTTTATCGCTGGGGACTGCGAGAGGCTCGAACACAATAGACCACTCTGTTTCTGACACAAGGAACGGAAGCAGGAATTCAAGCACAGGCTTATAATCTTCTCCGCGCTTGCGGTCAATCAGCTTGTGATAAGTCTCAAGCGCTGTGTTTTGGCTGGAGCTAACGCCGCCAGTGTTTTTGTTTTTCAGCACAATTTCATGAATTCCAGTGAGCGACACAATGCGATCAAGTTTGCGCTCAAGGAATTCAGGCACGCCGGAAACGTCAGAGTTGAGCACCTCGTATTCCTCGTCATTTGCGTCAATGCCGATTGCCTTACCAACGCCGCCCTCGTCGTCAACTTGAGCCAAACGCAACCGAGCCGCAGAAACCCCCTCCTCGTCGTCGCACAGATCAGCAAGTCCGCGCGCTTTCCATACCGCTTGTTGCTTACGGCGTAAAAGCTGAGTTGCAAGCTCCTCACAATAGTTGTAATCATGAATTGCTTCAATGAGGCGTTTGTTGAGGATTGAGCCGCCCCAGCCGTCATTGTTTTTTCGCTGCTCGTTCGGCAAACGCTCGCCGTCGATGATACAGATTCGCGTGTAATGCACCTCGTACTCTGGAATGTCGTTCCCTGGAGTAATGGTGTACAAAACAGGCTCACCATATCGCACGCTGCGCGCGTTTGTTTCTCGTTTACTTACTCGGATCTGGAATCGGTCGTATACTCGGATATCCTCAAGCACAGCTCCAGGCTTAACGGGGGATTTCAACATGCGACCGTCAGCAACAATCGCAACGATGCCAGCGCCGCCGAACAATCGCGACCAGCAAAGAGCGTCGATTATCTTCGCGTTTAGTTGCTTCTCGTCCCATAGAGAGCGGAATGCTGCCTCGTCTGCGATACCCTCAACCTTAAATCCTGGTGAAACCATATCCTCCGGGATAACGTCGATAATTCGCTTTGCCAGGCCGTCAGTTTCGTAGAATGATGCGAGTGATGTTTTTGCAAGGCCGTGCATATAGAACGGCTGCGCCACTCGCTTCTCACCTTTAAAGATCTCGTTGTAGCCATCGGCCTTAACGATTTTTGATTTTTCAGTCATATTCTGATCTCCATAATAAAAAGGGCTGGATTGTCCAGCCCTGATTATATCTACTTTTAGCAATTCGTGCTATTTCTTCCGCAACCCCGCAAGCTTTTTCATGCGTGCAACCGGATCGTCTGCAAGGTTCATTTCCACGTTTACCGCATCGACGATGTTATCAACAATGTCGTCGTTCGGGTGTGAGTCGTCAAACGTGAACGCCGCAACCTCTGCGAGTAGCTCCGGCAACATCGGGTGATTCTCTGGCAGAGCAACGCGCCCAGCTCGCATCACTGGCGCGGCATCCATTGCGCGGGTTACTTTGTCCGTGCTGCGCTGAACGGGATTTATATCAATCGGGATCTTTTTCTGCGCACCCTGAATCAAACCCGTACCGCTCGCTTTGTCCTCTATGTGAATCCGACGCAAGGAGCCACACTCCTTGTTACGCTTCCAGCACTGATTTACGAACGCTACAAAGTTAGTTTCCAGATCCGGCGCTTCCCATTTGCCGCGCACGCCGTCAATGAAGTAAACGCGATTCTTGAACATGCCCCAATAACAGAAAACAGAATAGTCGTTTAACTCTCCGATCTTTTGCGCTGTATCGCCCGTAATGAACGTATACTCAAAGCGATCCGGTTTTGGTAGCGTGCATTTTTCACCGTCTCCGTAATACTGGAACCAATCGGTTTTGAATACGTTCCCGCCCAACGCGATAGGCGCTTGCTGATACTGCGACGCAAAAGTGTAGGGGTCTGCCTCCCTTAGAGCCAGCAAGTCTTTTGCGCTCTCCTTTGCAGGCCAGAATGAGTAATGCGCCACGCCGTCAATGTAAACTGGCTCGCTGGTCAGAACATCACGATCAAACTCAGGCTTTAACCAATCAGGGAGAGTCTCGCGGTATTCTTTCGTAACAAGCGCTGGTATGCTCACAACCTTAAATTTAATGCCGCCCATGCCGCCATTTAGCATGAACCAGGTTGAGTCATTGACGTGTAGCCGCTGCTGCACCATTGCAATAGGTGTAGTGTCCTTCATTCGACGAGATCGGACGGTGTTTTTTAGCCTCGTGTGCGCTGCGTCGCGCCGAACCTTAGAGAACATATCATCAGGTTTATCAGGATCGTCAAGCAACAACATTCCGGCAAAACCTTCATCCATGTATCCGCCACGCAAACCCGTTACCTGTCCACCAATGGATCTGGAATTGACCTGCAATTTAACTTTTCCGTCACTGTTAAGGACAACCAGATCCTTTGCGCTCGCTTTAGCCAGCTTGCCAGGCCAAAGCTCTTGCCACTCTGGAGATCCAACAATCTCCCTGATCCGGCTGCTGTTTTGCTGCACAAGGCTGTCAGAGAACGAAAGGTTTAGGTTTCTCACCTTCTTGCTCTTGATTGACGCATACGGCGACATATGGATCGAGAAAATCTCAGTCTTACCAGAGCCAGGAGTGATGTTAAAGATCACGTTTTGCGACTCGCCGGAAATGATTTTCTCTACCTCATGACACAGCAAGCTAAAATGCCAGTTACCCAAAAACTTTTGGCCTTGCAGGAGTTGAAACCAGATGCGGATCATCTTTTCAAACGAAAGCTCGCTCATTTCTTTAATGGCGCGTTTCTGCGCCACTGTTAAATCTTCCCAAATCAACATGGTTAAATTTTCTCCAGAATATCTAACACAGCCTCTTTGACTTCATCCGCGCTAACGTCGTTGATTGCTGCCGATGATTCAGCAGATGCGGAAACGTTAATCTGCGGTGATTGGTCTAAGCCCAATTCTTTACCGATTAGTGATGCATTGATCACTCCGTTAGCTGCAAGCTGGAATTTCTGTTCCGTGATCACGGTGTCGATAAACTCCATTACTTCGCTGAAACCTGGCTCTTTGCGCCATTTCTCGACCGCGCACTTTGACCAGCCGCAAAACAGCCGCAAGCCGTTGACGGTAAACACGCGAGGCTTTCGGATCTCGTCCTGGTATGTGCGCCCCTGGAAAGATGATGTTTCAGCGGCTTTGATAGCGTTAAGCTCAGCCCACTCAAAATACTTGATCGCCAGTTCAAAGACCTGCTTCGGCGTGTAGCGGTGTGACTTGTTTAGCTGGACGATATCACCGTATTGCTTGTTATACAGCCGCTTGAAGTTTAGCGCCTGGTGCGGTTTTGCCTTTTCTTTTTCGCTCATGATTTTACCTCCTATAGTGGAGTCCGATTATAACAGGCAACAAAAAACCCCGCAAATGCGGGGTTTCTGTTATTCAACGTATTTAACTGATCCGTCACCTCGGACAATGCCGCCGTGAATCTTGCCCGAAATAGATAGGAATCGACCGCGAACTTTCCAGCACTTCTCTTTTTCGCTCCAGATAGCGGAGGCGTACCAGCCTTTTTTGATTGCGTATTTCTGCGCAGCGCCACCAGCTAAGCAGATCAGAACAATAGTCAGGATAAAGCCAATTACGATGCCTGTGATCATGATAAACTCCTTACAAGGTTAATTGAAAACTGGTGCGTTTCGGGGTCTGCACCTGAAAGTTCTTTGGCGAATTGTGCGGCTTCAACTTCATTCTCTGCCGTCACCTCGCATTCAAAATTCTGTCGGCATGAGGAGCAATTGCGCCCCATGCGGCGAATGGTTAATTTAACTCGCCACTTCATCCGGCTTATCCTCCTGAAGCTTAACCATGAAGTCAGCAACGCGGCCTAACATAGCTTCACCTTTCTTGAATCGTTTTTTGTAGCGAGTTTTTACGCCGTCGCGCTCCACGATGATGGTGACTTTGGCCGTTTCTTCTGGATATCGTTTCATTTCCTTCTCCTGTTAAAACGCCGCGTCTTACGGTTAAATAACCAGCGCGGCGCTGTGGTTGCCAGTATCGCCTGGCGCGTTGCTCGATTGAGTCTCTTATGTTTACGGGGCTTAGGTTAACCAATCAGGTGCATGGCGTCAATCACTCTCTGTCAAAATTCTTCCCCCAGCGTCCGCGCAGATATCCGGCGAGCCAAATAAACTGAGTTTTGGTCAAGAGGGTGCTAACTGGCTGATAGTATTTGCAGATAATACCCGCAGCGATGCGATCATATTTCTCGTCCTTCTGCTCAATGCGATCCGCGATCTCGTTTACGCAATCTTTTGCAGCACGCTTGACGATGTTGAATTCTGCCTCATTCAATCCGAACATTTTATAGCCCTCTGCTCTGCCAAAGTTGGAACATCTGAAAATAGTTTAAAGCTGCTTCCTGGTCTCCTCGCTCAAGCGCTTCATCCTGCTTGCGTGCGCACCACTGAGACGGTTTTTCGTAGTTATCCATGCAATCGTACCTCCTATTTTTGCGCCTCTTACAGTCGCTCTGAGGCGCTAATAGACATATCAAATTTCGTTAAATTTTCCATCAAGGATATTGCGGAGGTTGTTAAGCGTTTTCACCTTCCAGATATCCCACTCCGCCGAACCTGGCTCATAGTTTCGCGGAGAGCCTGGCGCGTCGGTTGTCAGATCATCAATCAAACAAGCCACCTCGTCAATAACAAGCTCTTTGATGTGCTCGCGCTCCGCGTACTCGCTTTCGATGTTCTCTACCGACTCGAACGCCTGAACAACGCCACCCAAAACTCGCTGCTGCGCCAACGCTTGCTCATCAGTATCCCAAAGAGCGCGGCGATCTTTCTTGTTCTCGTTGGTTCCGATCTTGTATGTGTGTACGAAAATCATTCAAAACCCTCCATCAGTTCATTTTTACGCTTCCAATCCTCGACGGCTTTTGCAGTGTAACCAGCCTCTGCACGCCATGCCGCCAGGTTAGCCTGTTCGGTTCCCACTGGCATCAGCTTTTGCTCAAGCTGCATAAACATTTCCTTTGCGACTTCTGAGTCAACGTGACAAGCCGACATATTGCCGATGTCGATGCGCCAGCCCAGGGACTCAATGAGTTTTCGCGCTTGCTCTACTGAAAGGTTAATCTGGATCATTCTTCCTCCACACGGTCAAATTTAATCAGTGGTGCATTTTTCAGCATTGCCACATCTGGATCGTACTTATCGAAAGTCACCTCGTAGCAAGTGCCGCAATCGTCAATCACAAGGCCGTAGCCGTTGTCGGTTGCCACAAGCTCATATTGGCAACCAGCCATGATTGCGCCATAAGTGCGACGTGCTTCAAAGTAGCTTTCTGTAAATACTGCCATCTCTATATCTCCGTTTCGTTTCGATGGGATAACTATACCAGCCTATCCCATCGACGTTTTAGCAAAAAGTGCTATCTTACTTTTGCAGCGAGATTAACCCATCAGCCAGAGTGCGCACAACTTTCGCATGAGTCAGGATGTTCTCACCCTCCGGTACGCGCAGGATTTCACTCAGCTTTTCCAGGACTTCGACATTTGGATCTTTATCTGCCGCATTGAAATTTCCGCTTGCGATAAACACCACGTCTTTATTGATTCGCCAGCCTTCACCCCTGTTAACGTAGACGTTTACATTGTATCGCGCAACCCCAATGGAGTAAGTAAGCGCCTCACCTTCGTCTGGAATGTTCACGCGCTCAAACTTTCCGCGCCAATCCAGGCGAGCCGACAAAACACCATCGCACCGAACAATGATTTCCTCCTTTGCATCGTTGAGCACGACAACGCGACCATATCCGAAACCGTGTTGAATTTCGTACAGCTTGCCAGCCGTGAAGTTTTCACCGTCTATAGTAGGACGTACATAATATTTCATTCTACAATCTCCCAATCTTTTCCGTTGATATGCACAGAGTGCTCAAGTTTTGTGTAGCATGGGGAGCCTAACTCCCCGATGAATTTATAGGTTCCAGCGTAGCGGCCTGTTTTGACCAACTCCGCCTCGTAAACCTTACCCGCCTTAATCCACGGCGTTTCGTCGTGGTATGTGCGAATCTTTACCATGCATTGATTTCCTCAAATGCGAATTCGTCATAGTCGTGCTGAGTCAGTGGCACACCTGCGCGCTGTGCATCTTCGATCATTTCCAGCAGGGTATCAGGCATCAGCAGGTGATTTTCCGGCATGTAGTTTGCCGCCATGCATCGCGCCCATTCGCGCAGAGAGTTGAAACCCTGGCGGCGTGCGGTGTATGGAGTTTTCAAGCCATCATCCCAACCGTAAGCCTTGCCTACATTCTCGAATGCGTTTACCAGGTGTTTGCGGATAGTAGCCATTTCGTTATCTCCTTTGATTGGTTGCTTTCAATAAGGCGGCTCGAAAACCGCCTTGCGGAAAGTCTTACGCTTCAAACTCGCGGAGAAGGATTTTATCGTCGCCCATCATTTCTGAGCTAGTGAACCAGCCGCCACTTTCATCAATTAGCTCGGCGTGCTCAAAGAGATAATCAATCTGGCTTTCGCTCCAACGGTAAATACTTACGGCCTCGCCAGTTGACGGCTTAACCAGGAAAAAGCTTTCAGCACCATCCTTCTTATCGGTCGCGGTGTAGATTTCGTATTTCATTTCTGTTTTCCTTTTGCTTGTTTGGTATGGGCTTACTATACCGTAAGCCCGTTACTGTGTTTTAGCAATTCGTGCTATTTAATCGGGTTTTCACTACTGCCGCCGAACGCCTCGCGCCGTCCCGCCCTCATTCCGTCCATGTAGCCGCCGATAAGACCGCCACACAACACCGCAAATGTGCCTACTGAGTTTAAGAAACCTGGCTCAGTAAGCAGTGAGCCGCCAACGATTAACAGAACCGCCCCGATAGATTTCAGTGTGTTACCAGCCATAGAATACCTCGCAAAGTGTAACCGATTGTCATGATAGCCAGTAGAACAACAAGCGCCGTGTGCGCGTCGAATGGCTCTTTCGGATCTTGAGGAGTGCTTATCATTATCATTATAAGATGTCCTCGCAGATCTGAATAACTGTATGCATCGGATCGCCATGCACCAGAATATAATCTCGCGTCACGACGCGGTGATGATATCCATCCAGGTTTAGATAATCGCGGCTGTCACCATCAAACGTGTAGCCTGTGCGGTGCAAGCGGCAAATGTTTACCTGAATACCAGCACTGACCAGCGGCTTGACTTCATCGGGAAATCCGCCGTCAGTAATGACAACCGGAACTTGACTATCTCGCACGGCCTCAGCCATTACCGTACCAAAATACTGATCCCCAAATTGAGGTTTTATCACATCCTCGCTAATCCAGATCATAAACTGTCGAGGGGATTTACCATTCAGGAATGACTGCGCTTTTTCTTTCCGCTCCCTGTCGTCATAGGCTTGCATAAACAGGCCAAAACGATAATCGCCCAGCATAGCCTTTGCGATCTTAAACATCGGCTCTTTGAATGAGCGCTTAACCACATATTGCGGAGCGTGCTTGCAAATCAGTCCGCCGATGGTGTCTTTGCCAGCCCCTGGCGGCGCGTTGAGGATGATAACTTTTTTCATTATCGACCTGCCTTGTAGTTAGTTTGAAGCTGATCCCAATCCATGCGTTTTGCGCTGCTGCCGCGAGCCTGTGTTTTCTTCCGGCGCTTGCGTGGCTCACCTGCGAACTCACCAGCCTGACGACGATCTTTTTTGGAAACGATCTTCTCAAAGTTACGCATGTTTTTCTCCTGTTTGCGTTGTTGCTTTCAATGAGGACACTGTAGCAATGTCCTCGCGGAAAGTCTTTAGCAAAAAGTGCTATTTACCATTTGAAGTTTTTCGGACTCTCTCTGACAATCTCAATGATTGGTGCGATGATATAGTAAGGCCACAACAAAATCGGCTTTAACTCGTCCTGGTCATCACAGTCTGCAACCTTTAGAAATGCTCGCATAAGGAACACGCCGCAAACGTACAAAGCCAGGATGATAAACAGTAGTAAGTATGTCATTTCGCAACCCCCAGGATTTCCGCTTCACCCCAACTCAACATGAACGGTAGCGGCTCATGCATATCACTCGTATCTGGAAGCTCACCCACTCCACCAGCAACCGGATCGTAACCAATTCGCAAAAGCTCGCTCATTGGAACGTTCACGTAATTGAGGAATTGAATATGATCCGCTTCAACCTCAATTGGGAAATTCAGGTGCTTCAGTCCGTCGTATGTGCCATGATTCAGTAACAGTGCTTTAACTTTCATTCTACAATCTCCCAATCCGCATGTGAGCAATCTTTAAACAGGCAGTATGAATAGTCGCCCTTATCGTTTTTGATTTCGAATCCACCCTCGAATACGGGATTGCCAGTGAATACCTTTGATTCGTCACCCTCTTTCGAAACCACGTCGTAAATCTTTCCGTGAGTCAGGTAGCCGCGAGGCGCTTTCAGGATACATTTGACTTTCATTTTTATCTCCTTCGTTGTTGGTATGGCTGCATTATAGCGCCCCTTGCGGAGCGCGTTTTAGCAATTCGTGCTATTCAGACATAATGTGGATACAAACAAAGTCTTTTGTGTGTGCGCTTACAAACGCTGTGCGCACTTGTGGGAGGCGCTGAATTTCCTTTAGTGTTTCTGTAACATTGCCATTAAAACCTCTTAGGCGCACCGTTCTGTGCGTTTTTGGTGGCATTCCGGCAATCATGTCTTGTGCAGTGATCGCGCCTGGCTCTGCATCGTGTGTCACAATCATTTCTCTATCCTCTTGCAAATCGTTTCATCCTGCATGACAGGAACCATGACCTTTCCGGATGGCAGCATCACCAGCACCTGGCGACCTGTCTTTTCGCACGAATAGTCATCGCTAATAGTCATGTACACCATTGAGCAAATGATGAATACCAGAAGGACGGATAGAGCGGCAATCACCGCTCCGAAAATCCATGTTACGATCTTATCCATCCAACTCCTCCATGCCGCAACGCAAACATTTACCATCAACCACACTAAAACAGTGTTCTCCAACGCATTCGATTTTTGGCTTCAATTCATCCACGCCATTGCTCTGCAAGTGAGAGTGTGGCTTGTCGTATTCAGTTACCTGATAGGTTGTAATCCCCAGGCTGCGGAAGTGCTTGATCACGTTTGGCGAATCATCAAAGGCGCATGTGATATGCTGCAACCCGATAGCGCGCAACACCTCCTCTTTGATCACGGTGTCTTTCCTGTTGTCCTCAGCGCGGCGCATAATCAGCCAATCGTATTTCACTTTGTGGCGGTCGAGCCAAAGGATGGTTTCTGTTTCCACCTCGTCAGATCGACCAGTCAGGATAACGACGCCCATTCCAGCTTTCCAAAGCATGTTCACGATATCAATCGTGTCCTGTATTGGCGCGTCATGCCGTGCCGCCCTGTTAAACTCGCTCCAGCTTTCAGTAAGGTGCAGGTCTTTCGTTGGAAGCAGGTGCAATCGGTGCGTGCCGTCTGAAAGCGTGCCGTCCAGGTCAACGATAACCACGCCGTAAGTCCAGCGCAGGTGGTAAGTATGCCCCCAAAGCTCAAACTTGATCATTAAAACCCCTCCCCGATTTCCATCATTGACTTAAACCACGTCCCGCGCTCATATGCGAGATCGTCAATCTGAATTGACGTTCCAGAAATCGCCGTGAACCAATATGTTCCGTCCGGCATTTCCCAATACACGCCAGACGCATTACCAGGACAAGCACGCTTGAAGTTTGCTGGGATGTTGTAGCCGAAAGCCTCAACCTCTTTCCCAATGAGGCGCATAAACCAGTTGCGAATTGAGATCATGATTATTCCTCCACCAAAACCAGACGATCAGTACCAACCGCAATAAAGAACTCCGCCGCCGTCATTGTTGATTTGACAACCACATCGTCACTGCGAACCATTACGCTGTTATCTTCCAGCCAGTAAATCAGGCCGTTGTGTTTGTTGCGGTATTCACGAGATTTCATTTTTATTCCTCAGTTCGTTGTTAATGGGGTTACTATATCGCAACCCCGATCTGGTGTTTTAGCAATTCGTGCTATTTCTTATTTGCGGCTTTAGCGAGGTAGTCGCATCGCGAAATTGCTAAATCCAAAGTAGCGTATGCGCTATCACAAGTGGAGTGGGTTAAACCGCTGCGCATAACATGAAAACCTTTCTTGTCCGCCAGCACCCAAAAATCACCGTTTTCGTATGCTATATCTTTCTCTTTCAGCATTTTGCAATCCTCATCTCGTTTCGATGGGTGTACTATACCAGCACACCCGATCCGGTTTTTAGCAATTCGTGCTATTGAGGATTTTCTTTATCCTTTGGCGGTAGAATTGCATGACGTGCTCATTGTGCCAACTGCTCATAGGATCTCAACTCCCGTTGACCGCGCCAGGATCTTGTTTCGTGCTTCCGCTAATTCGTCCTCGTCCAGCTTGCGAGCGTAGCCATACAAGCGCAGAGTGTCGATTGCCCTTTGCACACCCTGAGCGGTTCGGATATCCTGGGGCATCATCTCGAAAGTCTCGAAGTCCAGCGAGTAGTTGAGCGACTTTTGCAACGGGTTATCATCGCTGTAGCTCTTATAAGTGCAAAGCTTTTTGTCGCTGGCGATATCGTAGAAAACCAGGGCGCTGCTCTGCTCATTGGTCATGCCGTAGATGTGAATCCCGTGCTTGAGCGCATAGTTGCGCGCTTGTGCGTTAATCTTCATCATCCACCTCAACGATGGAGCCGTCCTCAAGCAGACAAATATCGATGTATCGCGTATCGCCGTCCTCGTCCACAACCCTGATTGCAAGGTAGCCGTAGAATGGGTGCATGGCATATTTCGCCTGATAGGTCTTGCCAGATCTAAAGCCTGGATAGTCAATGTTGAATCGGATCATTATTTCCCCTCCATAATGTCTGCCAGGTCATTAAGTCGCTTTGCGATCTCGCGAGCCTGTTTCGGGGTGTAAATTCCGCGCCAGGAGATTCTGTCGCCGTCAAAGCATCCATCAATGTGGATCTTGTTATTGCGATCATAGATTTTCATTTCGTCGCCGTGCGTGTCAGGGTGTACTGTCTTGACCATTATTTAACCTCCTCGAATTCACCAGTGCTCAGATAATAAGCGATGTCCTTGCGCGTCATTGTTGGGTGAGGCCAGCCGCATTGATGCCAGATAACATCACCAGCGCCTTTCGTCCACATAGTTTCACCATCCCAGCGCCACAGCCGATCTGCGTACTTTGAGCGGTACACCGCGCCTGGCTTAACATCGCTTGCATTAATGAAACTCATAATCAACCACCCCAAACTCGTTTACAATCTGCGCTTTGTAGAAACCGCCGTTAGCGGCCAGGATGTAGCACGCTGCTAATGAATCAAACTCGCGCACTACCGCGTTGCTGCTCTCGTGCTCCCAGGTAATCAGTGTAACCATCTTGCAATCTCCTCAATTCGTTTCGTTGAGGTTATTATGCCCCACTCGCGCGGGGCAGTTTTAACAAAAAGTGCTATTTAACCAATCAGACGCACGGCACGATTTCTTCCATAACAAACGAAACCACATAAACGCAAGGCGACACTTCTACTGCCACTCCGTGGATTTTCTCTCCGGTTTCCCCTTCCAGGATGTCTACGGCTTGCTCCACAGCAAGCTTGAGATCTCCATCCGAAACCTCGTGCGCTTCAATATTTAGCATAATGGCATGGTTAAATCCTACGCGGTCATGCGTTTCAAGCAGGGAGTCAAGAATTTTGTTGCTCATAATTAAACCTCCTCGTTGAGTTTGCTTTTCATTAAATCCTGGTAGCGCTGAATTGCCACCATAGCGCCTTGCAACTGCTCGCCCTCCAGGTCTGCGACATTAGGCATGATGGATAGCATTTCTTTCAGCATCTTGTTTGCCGCACGCGCTTTGATTGCTGGCAGTTCGTCACTGGCAATCGCTCGCTTTTTCGAGTCAGGGTTGAACGTGCAAACGTAGCCTAACGGGTCAAGTGTGCGTTTCACGCTGATTGCCCCCTGCGTGCGAACCTCTCGCCCCATTGTCGTGCGAATGTGGCTTGGGTTGATTTTCTCCTTGCCTGTGATCTGCTGTAACTGGAAGTCTGTCATGATAATTTCGTCGCGCTCGCCGTTAGCCAACATGCGAGCCGCTAAACGTAGCTGATCACCAAATGATTGTTCTGACATAAATTTTCCTCCGTTCGTTCGTTTCGGGTGCATTATGCATGTTACAATCCGTTTCCACAAGTTTTTTTTTCGACCGAAAAACATTTTTGCGCGTAAGTTGCTGAATTGCCTGAGATTAAAATCTGTTTTATGCGTGTTACCGATGTTACCGATTTTACGCCGGACTCCTCTGACATATATATACCCTAATACACCCCACAACCAACCAGGCGAGCGCATACCATCCTGAGCGGAATAGCTCAATAATTAACCAATACCAACCATATAGAATAAGCAAGCCACACCCCCATATAGCGGTAACAAGTATAACGTAGTGAAAACAAATAGAATAATATATAACTAACATATTGATTTAATTAGTTATTTAAGGGTGATTGAAAAGTTATTTTCGTTTTCGCCACGCGAAAAACGCGAAAGAACTACGCCCCCGCACTTTCGGTAACACGGTGAAACGTGTGTAAACGGAAGATAACAAAGCACGCGCCAGGCTCGCGCATGTTGACACGGGCAGACTATGAGATCCCCTCCTCAAGTGATCGAACATCACGCACATGACAACTTTTGATTAGCAATGAAGCAATCTGATTCCATCATGACAACTTTTGATTGCTTATGATTATTCGTGATTATTCCAGATATTCCATAATTGCTGGAATAATGACCAATTGCAGGAATAGCACTTTTTGCCAAAACATACCGGATCGGATTTGGCATAATGCATTCATCGAAACGAACCGAGGAGAGCGAAATGAACATCAGCAAAACAACTTTCAACATGGCAAAGAATCGCGGCATTGAGTTGACCGTTGAGGATTTGGGAGACTACACCGCTCTTTGCATTTGGGAGGCTGGAAATGATTGCGAGTGGATGTGTAGCTATCGCATTGAGCATGACAAACTCACCTGGCACGGAAATGTTTATCTGCACCAGGATGTGAAAGAGGAATTGCCAGCGACTATCTTTGACGAAAAGCAACTGCGCGAGGTGATCAAGTTTATCGGCATGAACCTGCACATGATGAAGTGATAGCACGAATTGTTAAAACCAATCAGGAGATAACGCATGACCAAAAACACTTATCGCGTGGTTGCAATCAGTCGCGAAAACGGAAAGCGTGTTGTGTGCTATGAAGGTGATCGCGCAACACTGGCGACTGACACATACACAGAATTGACTGAACGTAGGCCGACATTCTTTGCCGACTTCAAAGTCGTGCTGGAGCGCCTGGAACCTGTTACTGTACTGGAGAGTGAATAATGCGAGTGACCAAAGAACTGCGTGCATTCTGCCGCAACAATGGAATGAAAATTTACGTTAGCGGTGCGAGCCGCAATCTTTTCAACCTGTACGATATGCGCACCGATCGCCTGATTTGCAACTGGGAGTTGCTCGGAGGCTTTCTAATCAAAGGGAAAAACAAGAAGCTGAATGAGACAACCTGGGCACTGCTTCCGTCGATGATTCACGACGAGCAAGAGTTAGTTAACGCGATCAAGGTTATTAAAGGAGCGATTTATGCGGCTTCTGATATTCGCTAACGTCTGGATGATTGCTGTAGCCAATGACCACTACGGCGGTGATGGTAAGCGTGCGCCCCGTCACTCATTCTGGAACTGATAGCACTTTTTGTTAAAACTCCGGCGCTGCGGCCTGGTATAGTAGCGCCATCGACAACAAACGAGGAAAACGAATGAAGATCAAAACTCAAAACATCATGAAAACCCTTGACAGCAACCATCGCGTGATCATCAAGTGCGACATCCCAGGCGAGAAAATCAAGCAAGTGACAATCACCGAGGGCAAAGGTTGCTACATGGTTGGGACTTCTCCGCGCTGCACCCTGCGCCAGCACAGCAAGCAGGATGTGATCGACTTCCTGGATGAAAATTCCATGTATATCGAAACCTGGAAAGCTTGATAAGTCCTGATTGGTTTAACGGCGGCAATTGCGCCGCCCACTTTAGAGGATAAAATTGTGGCACAAGACGCGTTTTTTGCCCGTCTGCAAGAGGCGGAATCTGCTGGTCTGAACAAAGAGGCAGCACTTGAGGTTGCTTATAAACTGCGCACGCTTGATGATGCTCTTGGCGATATGGATATGGATATGGAAAGCGGAGCGATGTTTTCCGATCCAACCATGATTGTAAATGACTGCGGCTGTGAATTCGATCCGGCTTGCAAACGTTGCTTCCCATTCTGAGGGTTAAAAAATGAACAACATCAAAGGTCTTGTTTTCTCAATGTTCGATGGATCCGGCTATGCGGCTCTGCCGTGGGCGAAAGCTGGTTACAAAGTGATTTGCTTTAATGCAGATGAAGGTGATCACGGATCGTACCAATCAGTGCGCGTAACGCATCCGAACATCGAATATGTTAACGCATGGATTGACAGCGATTTCCGACACCGTGCGCAGATGGAATTTTACGGCAAGCCTGATTTCATTATGGCATTCCCGCCATGCACAGACCTGGCTAACTCCGGCTCTCGCCACTGGAAGCGCAAAGCTGAGTTGAATCCGAAATTCCAGATCGAGGCGGCAAACACCTGCAAAATTGCGGCTGACATTGCTGATCATTTCGGCGTGCCGTACATGATAGAAAACCCTGTAGGCAAGCTTTCAACGCTATGGAGAAAGCCGGATCACAAATTCCACCCTTGCGATTATGGCGGCTACATCCATTTGAAAGACGAGGCGCACCCAGCTTTCCCTGACGTGATACCAGCGAGCGACGCCTACAATAAAAATACATGCCTTTGGACGGGTAACGGCTTTGTGATGCCTGAGCCTTTACCAGTGGATCCGGTTGGGAATGATAATCCAGGCTGGAAAAAGTTAGGCGGCAAATCAGCGCGAACAAAACTGATTCGCTCGCTCACTCCTCGCGGCCTGGCGATTGCTGTATGGCTGGCTAACTCAAAATAAGGAGAACAACATGACACCAATCGAAAAAATTTGCTGCCCTCGCCACGGAGGGAGTGGAGATAAAAGCTCATGCCCTTTCTGTAAATAGCACTTTTTGTTAAAAGCGGGTCAATGCGATCCGCTATTATGCAACCACACCAAACGAAAGGAGCAAATCATGAAAGTTATCCGCAACTCTGACAACAAATTGATGAAAGGCCGCTTTAAAGCGGTAATGGTTCCTGTTAATGACAGCGGTGAATTCGTTGAAATGGAGGCTTTCCAGGTTCGCGAACTGAAGAAAGGCAGCAAGTGGCAAGATGCGGACATTAAAGATTTCCGAGCGATCAAGTCAAAAACCATCAAATGCACTTGGGTAGATCACAAAAACCCAACAAAGAAAACCTTTAAGGCTGGCAAGCGCTACCAGATCGAGCAAGGGCGCGTATTGGGCGGCGTGGCTGGGTACGTATTTGACGAGGACGGAGACCGTTTTACCCTGTACCGTGAGGAAGTTGGATTCTCTGCTGGTGGATGCTACTTATTCCAGGCGAAATATTCATGATTCATGGTGTTGAGTACAAGCGCCACATTCCAAAGGCGATGTTAGCGAACCGTTTCAAAGTGACGTTTAGCACCATTTCGATATTCAAGGAGGGTGAGGAAGTTTACACAATACGCGACAGGGGCAATAAGTTGCTGATTGGTCACACCTTCCATCGGTCGATGGACTTTGACCGCGAAACTCTGGAATGTCACAGCATTTCAGACGGTCGATTGCTTGCTAAGGTTGAACGGATTAAATAGCACGAATTGCTAAAAGGCTGTAGAATGTTGCCGTTATAATTAGCGGCAACAAGAAAGGAGATTTAATAATGTTTTTCGATACTCAGACCTTAACCCCGCAGCAAATCATTGCAACCGCTGAGGCTCAAAACCTCAGCCCTGTGAAAGTTGCAATTCAGGCGAACGGCTATACTCGCTCGTCAAGCTTTTGGGGTGATGTGAAAGATATCAACACCGGAAATGATAAGTATCCTGTGATCTCACTCGGTAGTGAGGATGTTGTTGGAAAGCTATCTCGCAGCCTGGCGCAGTCCGTTCAATTCCCTGAATCATCTGCTTATATGCATTTTGTAGGTTGTGTGTCTGCTGCAATGCTCGGACGATTCACCGTGGAATATCACGGAACCGATCAGCCAACCGCGCTTTACGTTGTGACTAGCCAGCCACCTTCAACTGGTAAATCTGCGATTAACTCAATGGCTATCGCTCCAATCGTTGCAGAGGTTGAGCGCATCAACGAAATGCGCAGCAAAGAACGCAAGAAGTTGACCGCAAAACTCAAAGGTCTTGAGAAAGAGCTGAAAAGCGAACGCTCAGGATCAGATCTGGCGGCTCTATTTGAAGAGAAAGAAGAAATTGAGGAAAAGATCACAAAAATGTGTGACATCGTTTTCCCTGTTTCCGACACCACGCCAGAGGGTTTGGCAAAAATCAACTTCCGCCAGGGCAACTTTGCAGTAATCTCGGACGAGGCCACGAGTATTAACTCACTGCTCGGACTGACATACGCCAATAGCGAACGCAAGACTAACAGCGAATTGGTGTTAAAAGCATGGGATAGCGGCCACGTTTCCATCGCTCGTGCTAACGCAGACAACAACATGAGCTTTACCGCTCTTGGGTGCATGGCTGTAATTGCGCAGGACGAAACAATCAGCGGAATTATGGAGGCTGGCGCTCGCGGTATCGGTGTGTCTGAGCGTTTCCTACTGGTTCGCGAGGAGTCATTCCTTGGTCGTCGTAAGTTTGTTGACGACAAAGGCGAGACAACTTACACGCCAGTTGATGCGAGTCTTAAGGCTGCATATTACAAGCTGATCCACAACATTATGACTGAGGAAAATGTTTCCCTGAAAGTCAGTAAGTCAGCAATGCGTGTGCTGAACATTGCTCGCCAGGAAATGGAGCCGAAATTGGCTGACGGCGGCGAATACTCTCACACGATGTTGCGCGGCGCGCTGGGTAAAATGGATAAGCAAGTCATTCGCCTGGCCTCTGTGATTCACACGATCCGAAACTGGCAGGACAATAACGGAACCGTGTTGAAGTCAAAAGAGATAGATGTTGAGACGATGCAAGAGGCTTTGATTATGTTCCATGAACTGAGCAAAACCTACATTAGCGCGGCGAATGCATCCGGTCATGCTGGTGAAGATGCCGAACTTACGAAAATCATCGATACCATTACCCGTTTAGGTAAGGCTAATAAGGGAACGCTAACGGCGCGCGCAATTTACGAGTCAATACGTAAGGTTAGACCGTTCTTAGGTCAGGCTGGCGTGATGAAGCGATTAGAGACCGCCCTGCTTCCAAAGCTGGAAGAAATGAATTATGTTTGCCTGGCAAACGGTCGAGTGTTTGTTAATCCTTCTCTCCTGGGGTGATGAATGATGTTTCTCTTGGATCTGTATAAATTTTGTGAAAGTTACGAGTGGTTTAATCGTCAACACCTTGCAAGGTTTGTGTTTCAGCATAGAGAATGTGAGCGGCTCGCGAGAGCCGCAAATATGACGCCTCGCAAATTCGCCTCAAGCGTTTCTCTTGAGTTTATTCCGCGAATGGCTACATTGGGTTATCTTGGGATAGATAAGGGCGTGGTGACGTGCTACGGCTCGCACAAAAGGCCATACGGATTTGAACTGTATAGCCTGGAAGGTGAAAGCCATAAATACATTTACGATCTGTTTCACCTGGATGAATTAAGCGATGAAGAATTATTCTGCTCAAAATCTAATCGACACGATTATGAGGCATTGCGCCGTAAACTCCGTATCGCATGACGATATGATCAGAGCGCTGCTCCTGATCCTGTACAGCGATATGCGAGCGAATCCGGCTGAGGAGCACAACTTGCACGACGAGGACGGGGTTGTATTGATTAACGTCCGATTGCTGGAATGAAAAAAGGAGCCTTTAGGCTCCTTTGTTTTTTCTTCCCTTCCAAACAACTCCAGCGGCAAAGCCAGCAACAAAAAAGCAAGCAAGCGCAAAGAAAATCACATACAAATCGCTCTCGCTGTTTCTGATCTCGATCTTGTCGGCTGTGATTGTATCAGCCTGGATGCTTGAAGTGCTCACCTTCTTTTTGTTGGATGAGTCAACCTTGCCAACCTGCGAATCCTTGATCGTGTTTTCCTGCTTGCTGCTCTCGTCATTCTTTGCAGTCAGTCCAACGGTCTGCTTTACGTTTTCTGCTCCTGCCTGTGCTGTAACTTCCGGCTTACTGCCGACTAAACCGCTCAGAGCGCTTGACGCTGAACAACCAGAAAGAGATGCGGCAACCAGTACCGCAAAAGCTAATCGTTTCATTTTTTCAGATCCTTAACACAATATTTGTATTCCACCGCGCGACGGTTTTTAAGACCTTTGGACTTCTCTTTCTTGCCCGTTTTCGGGTTGTAAAAGTACGTCCATTTCCAAAGCTCGTCGCACGCGCCGTAAAGGTCTCCGCCATTAATCTTCTTGAGCATGGTTGATTTGCGGAATGCGCCAGTGCCAGCGTTGTAAGTAAACGAGTACATAGCCGCTCGCATTGTGTCAGGGATCTCAACGTTCACCCGCTTGTCAACCTCTGCCTTTGCGATGGCGATATGCTTTGCAAGTAGCGCATCACACTCGCGCTGTGTGTACGTCTTACCTAAAACAACGTCGCTTCCAGTAATGCCAGCGCATACTGTCCAGACACCAGCGATATCTTTATACGGCCTGTACCGGATTCCCTCAATTTCCTCCAGGAGTGGAGGAGTTAAAGATAGCGCAGCGCCGAAAGCGAGAAATCCAACACTCTTTTGAATGCTCATGATTATTTCCCCCTGATTCGAATTGCCTCTTTGATATCATCGCGATCCAGTGCTTCACGTAGAGCCTTGCTATCTTTCCAGCGCAGATACGCACCCCAAATGCCGAAAGCCGCCATTAATAATACGCTAATAACAGCCACTGTCATTTGTCCGGTTGCGGCGCTGGTTAGCGAGGAGCCACCAGTGCCCATTGTTGCAGCGTTTATAAAATCTTTCATGTTTAGAACTCCATAATAAAAAAGTCAATAGGTTAGTTGACATATACTAACTACAACCGAACAAAAACAAAACAATAAAAAAGGGGCTAGCAAACGCTAACCCCTTGTAAGGTGATGAATTTACATTGCTTTACATTGGTGAAAAGGTCAGATAATACCCTTCCAGCGGTGCAATGATGTGCTGCCCCGCCCCGTCAATAATCTTGAACATTCCGCCAGGTAACGGCTCCGCCTCGTAAACAAAGCCCTCATAGTAAGGTAGTGTTTTAGAAGAATTTTCCAGGCATTTAACTTTCATTATTTGGACTCCATCATTTCAGGGTAGTGCATGAATCGACCGATTTCACCATATTCTTTGTCGTAGATAATCACCGCCGCACGGCGACGAGAGCGCCAACCACCGCGAGCCGCATACGCATCTTTTGCTGCCATAGTGCTGTGAACCTCAACAATCCCCAGACTGGTTTCTGTTACGGTCTGGTGATGCCAATGCCCCACATGAGCATACATTGATTTTGAGATCCCGAAATCCTCGCGCCAATCTGCCGCGCACATCATCATAAGGGTTTCCGGCTTGCGCACGGTGTGACCGTGATGATATGCCAGGAACGTTTTTCCATACTGCGTGTGATGCACAACGCGCGGCGACACATCGACGTAAACGCGCGGCTCCTCCTCGTATGCCGCCGCCATTGCAGCACGCAGCCAGATCATGCCTGATTGGTCGTGGTTTCCCTCAATGATTTGAACCTCAATCTCTTTGTGCTTGGTCAGCATGAGAGAGATTGCGCGGCGAGTGGATCGGATTGCAACGTAAACCAGTTTGGCGTAACGGCTATCCTGATCCAGAACGTGACCGCTCGCAGGTGTTACAGCCTCCAGGCCGTCACTGTGAAGCATATCGCCACCAATCAGTAGCACAGCTTTTTCACTGTTCGGTGCTCGCTCAATCGCATAGTCAAAGAAGTTATTCATTACTCGCTCGGCGGTTGCAGTGTCCCAATTCTCGCCGCATTCGTGCTTGTGAGCCATTGCGCCTAAGTGCATATCAAAGATCGGATAGAGCGCCAGGCTTTCGCTGTAGTCTTTGCGACTTTCCGGCTGAGGCTCCAGGCGTGGCACTTCCTCAGCAAATGCTTCCATCGCCGCTTGCATAATAGCTTCCAACTGCTCTTTGTCTTTGTTGGTGATTGTCCAGCGCATAACTTCTTCACCATTTGCGCGGGTCAAAACTGATTCGCGAACAACCGCAAAACCTGGCGCTCCTTTGATCTCGGTTTCACCTGCACGAGCCAGGCGAGCGGCGCGGCGCTCAACGCTGCGAACATTCAGGCCGAACTCCTCAGCGATCTGCTTGTACGTCTTACCCTGTGCGCGAGCGTCTTTAAACTGCTGGTCTGTCATTTTTGTTACTGCCATTATTGGATCTCCTTAAAACATTACTGCTGAGTAAACTAATGCGGTTGCGATAATAACGGGTAAGGGCAAAACAAACAAGCGCCACATCTTCATTTCTCTCCTTTGTAATACTTCTTCGGCTCGCGAATCTTTGCCATAGCCTCTTTGAAGTCTATTTTTGTCGGGATGGCTGGTACGCGGTGCATTTTGCGCGGCCTCTCGTGTAAGTAAGTCATTTTCCCGCTGCTGATAATGCTAACGTCAGCCAGATCAAAAACCTTGGCGATTCGTGCTATATCGTCTGCCATTCCGGTTTCTTTGGCGTGGTTCCAAACGGCCTCGCGGCCTTGCTCAACTTTCATCCTTGCCCTCCATATGGGCAATAATTGAACGAATGCCGCGCTCCTCGTATTTGCGAACTGGAGCGTGCCCAGTGGCAATTTGCAGCCAGATCATAGCCATTCCCCAATCAAAATCACCGCCGTGGTAGCTGGTGATGTCAACCGCCTCTCGTGCTGCTTGCCGTGCGATTTCCAGTGCTGCCGTGCTGTAAATTTTCATTTCGCTTTCCTCAGTTGTTTTCTCTGGAAATGATTATGCCCGACTTTCGCCGGGCATTTTTAACAAAAAGTGCTATTTTGCGTTGAATTTCGGATCTTGATCCATTTCCTGCAAATCCTGTTTGATCTTGATATGCCAGGTTTCGAGCGGGAATTCTCGCGTTTCTTCAAAGCTCATATCAAGAGCGCTCGTGAACTCCCAGGGGTCAACGTCCAGCTTTGATTTGAACTTAGGATTAAGGTCAATCGCCTCGCACACCATCGCCCGATAAAGCAACCATTCGCCAGTTTCATTAAGATTAACGTTTCGTTCTGTCATTGGATTAACTCCCCAACTTTAACAATTAAAGCAATAAGTGCTGTCTCTTATACACATCTCCGAGCCCACGAGACAGGCAGAAATCTC